CTGGCCCGCGTCTGTCCTGGCAAGAGTTGCGTTTGTCGTTGGGAAGGTGTAGGTTCGCCCGTCTGTCCCGGCAAACGTCAGAGACTGGGTTACCGTCAGGGTTTTCCCTGCCGTGATTGCAAGACCATGGACGCCTGTCTGAACCGCAGCATGCACCGTGACTGCCCCAGACCTCTCTGACTCGTCGTATACCTCCTGGATCGCGTCCTGGACAGTGGCAGAGCCCACCCCAACCGAAGGCGCGAAGGTCACAGATGCGGCTGGATGCGTTCCCGCGTCAGAACGTCCAGAAAGGGAATTGTGGACGTTTGGGGAAGCGCTTGAGCTTATTGAACTGCGGTTTGTGGGAAGGCGTTCCACGCTGGAGATTTCGCATTTCCCAGTGTTCGCGTTGCCTGCCTTTGCCTGCATGGTGATTTTGTAAAGTGCCAGGTATTCTTGACTTGGAAAGCCTGTTAAATCAAGAGATTTAGGTGATTCTGACTGCGCAGCACCCAGGGTTGTATGGATCGCTTGCCCAGGAATCACAAGGATCTGCTTTGCAGTTTCGGTCGATGGAGCCAAAAAGACGTAATAGTTGACGTAGTCAGTGTTTGATAGCTGTGTGAGCTGCCATGAACCGCCTGTCAGTTGGTTGTAATTGAGGTAACCGCCTGCTGTCCAGTAATAGGGCAAGGACGCGGCAGAGCGCCGCCACACGCCGGAAGCGCCCGACTTGCTCCACCTCTGGTAAGGGCCGCCATCCGCCAAGGCAGAGATAGCCACATTGATATCCTCGTCGACGGCAACCCCTGCTGACAGGCTCCATGTGGTCGCCACGACTGTTCCGGTTGTCAGGGCGTAATCTGCAAGCAAACATTGGGTGGAAAGCTTCAGGTAGGTTCCAATCGCAAAATGTTGCGATTCGTGCCACTCCCGATCTCGGTCGAAGTGGTGTCTCTCCTCAATAGGCAGGTAATCAGGGGTAGAGGCGTCGTAATAGACAAGCCCCACCATCACATCGCTCAGGATGCTCCAAGCGGTCTGCGATGCCACCAAGACGCCCGAGGTATTAAAATAGAAAAACCAGCTTCCCTCGGTGGCCGCGTGGCTCACAGATTGAGCGCCTGTTTTCGTATAGAGAACGCCATCAACCCATATTCGGAAGGTTGAACCTGTTGGGGTAATTGTGAATGTTCGCGTGGCCAAATCGTATGAAATAGTGGTTTCATACGCTCTATTAACCATATCGTAATAAATTCCGTGATATGGTTTTTTACTTTCCATGTGGTTTTTAACTGCTAATTGCGTTGGCGCAATAGTATTATCACCAGGACTATTAAGAGAATTGTCAGCAGCCAATGGGTACCTTGTATTAATGAATACCAACCCGTTTACGGTTGAATTCATCGCACAACCAAGGCATACAACAAAATTAGGAGATGATGGAACAGTTGTGGTAAATGCCCCTGGGATTGAAGCGCTTAGATAGATATGGGCACCATCTGTTAAACCTGAAGTGTTAACGCCTCTTACAAGCCCAAAAGTCGTTACAAACCCCTCTGCATTATTTGCTATCGTTTGCGTGGTCATTCCAATGACTTTGCACTTTGAATAGTCATTTGCTATTGCAAGCGCAATTGTCGGCCTATTCCCTTGAGCGTCATTGACATAAACAACGCTACCATCCGGGATGGAAGTGCCAGTTTTATTCACACATCTGATAAGGTTTTCCTGGCCATGCTGCAAGGTTACACCGCCAGAAGCATCAAGCACAGTTGCAAGTGTATTATCAACTTCATCCCAATATAATAGACCATTTACCGGGTAAATCTTTGGCTGCAAGTCAAGCCTGATTGCATTATATATATTCGGTAATGATTTTATAAAGTTATGTTGGATTATTATATCTTCGACTATTTTTTCGATGCTATCACGATGGCACACGGGCGGGATGCTGGCGATAGCCTCAGCAATAAGGTCATGTATTAAGGCAACCTCAGACCGCTGAACATCGTGAAAGGCATGCCTGATAAACCCGTCTTCAGGAGATTCAGAGATTGCACCGCCCAGCCGATTCTGCCAAACCCGCGTGAACCACATTTCCCAGATCTTGCTGAATCTTCCTGGAATGCCCTCGATTGGCGAAGAGATGAAGGGTGGAGCTGGCAATTGTCCCTGCGATTTGGATGCGATCTCTAACCCCGTGGATTGGCGCATTGCAATAGCGGCATCCTCAGAAGAATCTTGCGGGTCTACGGAGACCACACCGAAAGGAGAAGGGCGATTGATCATCCGCTCCATTAGGAAACCGCCTGTTGGATGTCGATATCGGCACCCATGAGATTTGCTCGAATTGGATCGGTGATTCTGACGCGGAATACCCAGTCACGGGCTTGTCCCAATTGACGCCAGATTGCTCTGTATTTGTAATGGCCGATAGGCCCGGCACTCGCCCAGTGCTCGGTGCCCCAGATATAGCCGCCGTCTTTGGATATCTTGAGCATGATTTTAGGGTTGCTTCCGAGCCCGCTGGAAAGCCCCTGCCCTCCATCAATATCAAGCTGGAATTTATTGACGTTTATCCTAAGCATGTTTCCACTGACATGCGGTGCGGTTCGTTCCCTAACTAAAACGTCACCATCATTATCAAAAACATTGAAGTCCAAAGCGTATATTTTACCGTTGGATGAATCACCGCATACAACCTCATTGAATGCTTCAATCGCACAGCTTATCCTTGATTTTGAAAGTATTCCAGCTGATATCTCACATCGCTCATGCCATGTTTGAGTCGTATAGTCATAAACCCAGGTAGAAGAAGCCCCTGGAAGCTGCAAGGCGTAAAATATATGCCCTTCCTGTTTATACGTCCAGGCATATGCCCCAGTCATATCACCACTGCTTTTGATCGCATATTCAACAGCATAATTAGAGACACGCCTAGGCGCGTAACCCTCTGCCATCAACACATGATAGCTGTCAGATAGCCACATCACAGTTCCACCAACCTTTTGTAAGGTGTGTGGCGCAGCACATCCAAACTCTTGGAAAGACCCATCTATTCGAGAGAAAGGGAAATCAACATCACCAGAATTCCAATAGACCTCAATTGATTTTGAGCCAGCAACCCATAATTGACGTTGGTTAACGACAACAGACACAACTGGATCAGGGAGCCCCTCTGCTACGCCAAAATCGGAACCATCATAAGTGGTTCCGTCATAAAGAGAAGATATAAAAAACTGATTCGTACCTTTTGCCTCAAAAATAAAGTAACCATCGCAAAAGGCTACCCTGGTAGCAGGGAGAAAAGACTCACTCGTGATTCTCTGGAACACGCCTGTGACCATGCTGGCAATATATCCAAAATTACCATCCACAATAACGATTTGAACACCGTTATCGGACATATCAACGATACCTTGAGAGGTATTCAGCGTTCCGACCTCGGTCGCCACCCAAGATGAATTGATTGAATAGAGCTTGTTACCAGACACGCAGGCGATGTTCCCGGCGCTTGTCTTGTATAGCCCCCTGATAGGCCCGGTTCCTACCGTGGCCAGCCGCCGAAGCCCTGGCACCTGCAAGAGGAGCGCCCTTTCGCCGTCTTTGCCCGTGCCGGATTCGATCACCTCTGGATAAAAGTTGATGCAATTTTGGCACTCCGCGCGGATTGTGCGCAGGGAGTAGGCACCGCCGACGAAAGGGAGTCTCGGCATGGATTACCTCCTCTTCTTTGGAGCGGGATACTTTGCCGCAATCGCTTTGTCTGCTTTGATGTCGGCTTTGCTGCCCTCTTTGAGCCCAAGCTTTTTGTCTTTTGCCTCATCCATGGCTTTGGCCTTGGCGGAAGCGCCCTTGGGCATGCCGATTTCTTTGTGTTTGGGCATTTGATCTCCTTTTGGTTATGGATCGACAACGGCACCACGGGACCGCTGTCCAATGGTTGACCCGCCATTGTCCCGAAGGTAGCAAGGCATGGCCATTTCGCGTGGCGTCCAGTTGATGCGCTGGATGGCTTCTTTGGTGGATATCGCCCTCTGCGCGACCTGCGGGGATGCCATGAGGCCGAATTCCGGAGCGATAAGCACGGCAAGGTTGTGGCAAAAGGCGTCACGATATCCAGGCGGGAATGCCACAAGGTCATTCAGGCTCGTGAACTCCGGGACAAGGTTCCAGGTGTAGAGCGCCACCGAGCAAGGCCCCGTGGGGATTGGCCAAAAATACAGGGTGTTCAGCGGATAATCCCCAGCTGGATAGACTTCTGTTGGAAATCCAGAAGACACGGTCTTAACCGTGATATCCCGCCAATCCTCGTCTTGCAAAACCCGGATGGGTATTTCCACCACTGGGTTAACGCCGGTTAAGAGAATGCTGAAATTTTCAATTGCCGCAGGGCGGGGCATTGAGAAGTCGCCTCCTGTGCCCAGGGTGTAGCTCTGCTTTCCCGGCGTGAGCGCAAAGGCAGACCGGAGGATTGTATAGACCATCAAATTATCGGCGTTCCAGGCGTCCAGCATTGCATTGAAGGCTTCCAGGCCGATCAAGCCCTGTTCCGGCGTCAATGCCTCGACGGGATCAGAAATCCCAAGCAGGCGCATTGATCGGGCAAGTATGTCACGGACAGTCGCCATATCAATACCTCTTGGGTGGACGCCCAGGGCCGCGCCGGGGGGGTTGGGGGATATCCTCAGGGGTCAAGCCTTCTGCTTCCGGTTCCGGCAGATCTTCGGGGGTCACGTCTTCGGCTTCCAGCAGAGCCGCGATCTCGTCAAGGAATTCCAGGTAGGCCAGCTTTGCATCTGGGGATTCTGCGGGGGAACCTCGCCAGCCAGCCGCCCAGAGGGAATCGTATTCCTCCTGGGTTTGGCAAATCTTTGACTCTCGCTCGCCATCATGCAGCCACCGGGGTTTAAACATGCTTTTTACTCCCAATAGCGAAAGGCTTTATTTCGCCATACATCTTTAGTTCAATATCCAGGATTTTACCAATCTCATTTATTACATTATTATCAACATCATCAAGCAATAAAACACCATCAATGCATTCTTTAATCTCAACGATTCCAGATCTGCCGCCCTTGGAAGTTCTTGGCGGACCATCGCACACAACCAAGGAATATCTCTCGCAAAGATACTCCTCAAGACGAGGGTACCATTCATAATTGCCATAATCATGAAGAGGAGCGCAAATTACTCTGACATTATTTATGCAATATTTACTAATGAAATTTGTTATATATTCCGCCCACACAGGAGAATTCTCAAGGCATATGATTTGTTCGTCTGTGACAAGCGACATTGCTATAGTGCTTAAGCCAGATCCACATTCAAGGATAGGCCCTTTTGCACCCCTTGCAGCCTGAACACATGCCAGCAAAAACTCAGCCTGTGCGCTCCAGTCATTTCCATATCCTTCAATCAAAGCAATAATATCTTCAGGCTTTTCTGTGCCATTAATCAGTGCCTCAATTGCTTTTTCAAATTTCCATTCTTTTAATTGCTTATTGACGCCATGCTTTTCTTTCCAGTGATCTCCAAGGCATCCAGACCATTCCTTGGTACCCTCGTGAAGAAAATTGAATCTAGGGTCCACATACATTTTCCCGCCCATAGAGCGCCACTTTTGGCAAAAGGCGTAATCTCCAGACCAGCGGTGGCCATCCTCATAGGTCCGCTCGAACAGGATCACATAGGGAGGCTCATCGTGCCCCATGCTCTGCCCGCAGAAGCGCCGATTGCCCCATACCTGGGTAATGCCGGCAAGCGCATCCCGAGAGATCTTGAGGAAGCCTGTAGGGAGACCATGGACTTCCACGAGGCCGAGCCCGTCAGCCTGCAAAGTCGTGCCGGGTTCCAAGTACACCGGGAATTCTGGATCGTCGCATTTCTTGGGGTAAACGCCGCCGACGAATTGCGCAGGACAGGAAATCAGAGACACCAGGTCTTTTGGGGACCACCCGATATCGGCGTCCAAAAAGACCAGGCAATTGCAGTCAGACATCATGAATTCGCGGACAAGGGCATTCCTCGCATCATCAACGTGACAATTCCCGGCAAGCAGACAGTAGACAGCTCCGATACCTTCGCGCTCCAGGAGCCCAGCCGAAGCGGCCAAAGAGGCCGCGTAAGCCTGACAGACTTTTCCATCAAAAGAGGGAGTCGCCAAGAACGCCTTGGGGCTTTTCGGCCCGGCGCATGTGCTGATTTCTACGGTTGCAACCTTTGTCATGTAACATACCTTTATTCAACGTTTATGTATGGAACACCATTTAGAGCTTGCACTTGCGAAACGTGGAACCATGCCGTGTTTTTGTCTCGCAAGTGCAAATGCAGTCTTTTTTTATGCAAATTGTTCCACGTGGAACAATTTTAACTGCCCTTGACCAATCCGAGAGACACCAAATCGGTACGCAGCCGATTGACCAGGGTTGTCAAAGCACCAATGTCTACGACTGCCTGATTGATGCGTGTCCGGTAGAGTTTGGCAACGGTAGAGCTACCAAAAGCCCACATACCTGTTTTCGCCTCACTGAAAACGGTTGTGGCCAACGCGGTAGCCAGGGTTTTTGTTACAGCGGCCTGAGCAGCAGCCGTGGGCTGTGAGATTGGGGTTACGCCATAAAAGCCGAGCAGGTCGGTAGCCGAGCCGCCGACATTCTGGCCGATGGCGTTGCTGGTTTGATAGGGGGTTGAAGTCATTTTTGATCTCCAGAGAAATGGACACGCAAAAGTAGGCGGGGCACCCAAGGGCACCCCACCACGTTGGAAGCTTACCCGTGGACTCGCACGCCGAAGCCTTGGCGAAGTTCAGCCCAGCCGTACATGACGTCTAAGCGGATCAAGAGATCGTCATTGACGCCATCAAGCCACTCGGTGACGCGCAGACTCAACCCGAGATCGTTATCACGAACACGGTGCTGTCTGGCAGGGTCAAGCAGCGGCAGATCGACG